ACATATAATAATATATAGTTTAATTATATGTCCAATAATAATAATTTGTTTGATGTTTTTATTTTTTGTGGAGGCAAATGTGGAGGGACTACTTTGGCAAATACTTTTTCAAAAAATTGGTTTAAAACAACACATTTTCATAGTTTTATATCCAAAGGGTTATTTGAGTCAAATATAGAGTTGAAAGACTTACTCAAAGTCCTAGAAAAATCTTCGGAAAACAAAAAAATCTATATAATTGATAGTTATAGAACTCCAATTGAACGAAAAATATCATCGTTTTTTCAAAATATAAGTTTACATTTACCAAATTATTCAAGTGTACCAGTTGAAGACATTATTCATATTTTTAACACACAATGTTTAAATGAACTTGAATCTTACCATAGTATCGATTTAGCAATGGCACACTATGAGGTACCTTTATTTAAAACATTTGATTTTGAAAAAAGATATAACCTGGTGGAAAAAGATAATAAGACGTTTATTAAAGTGTTATTTAAGGATATTAATAAATGGAATGAAATTTTAAGCGAAATATTTGGTAAAAATATAATCATTTATAGTGACAATTTAACCAAAAATAAAGATGTTGGAGAATTATATACATTATTTAAGTCAAAATATAAAGTTCCTGTTGCGTATTTAGAGAATATACTAACATACGATGAACAATTTAAAATATATAATACATTAGAAGAACAAAATGAATATAGAAAATACTGGTCAAATAAATCGTTTTCAAACCACACACCGACTCATTAACAATTTTTTAGCGGAATCATTTATTAAAAATAAATAATTACTTTTTCCTATTAGTGTTTTGTTCATAATACATATAAAAATACCATATTATAATCTAATCGGAAGGGGTTCACTCCAAAATTTAAAAAGGATAAATAATTAATCACTTAAAAATATTAGATTATATTATACTATTATTATAATCTAGACTATAAAATGCTCCGTAGCAGTAAAAAAACAAAAGGAAAACAACCTATAACGGAATCTCGATCGGCTGATGACATCAACATACTCAACGCTTTGGAAAAAGTAAACAAAGTTGGTTGGCAAATTATTGACACATACTTTAAGGATAATCCAAACAACCTCGTTGGCCATCACTTGGACTCTTATAATCATTTTATTAAGCATAGTATTCCTAGCGTATTTATTCTAAACAATCCAATAAGAATTCTGGATTTGAAAAAAGGGTCCTTAAACAAACAAAATAAAAGCAGTTGTACCATTTATCTAGGCGGCCGAACAGGAAAACAAATTTATTTTGGAAAACCGGTTCTTTATAATGACGATGATAAAACCCAGTACATGTACCCCAATATTGCGCGGCTTAATAATATGACTTATTGTGCTTCAATCTATTATGACGTTTTGGTGGAGTATAAATATAACTTTAATGAAGAAACAAAAAAGTATTCCGAAGGAGAGAAAGAATTCAAAAAAGTTCTACTCGGGAAAATTCCAATTATGTTACAGTCGTCATTATGTATTTTACATCATCTTCACAAAGACGTTCGGTTTAGTATGGGTGAATGTCGATACGATTATGGTGGATACTTTATTATAGACGGAAAGGAAAGAGTAATGGTTCCTCAAGAAACGTTGGCGAATAACATGATTTTTATTCAAAGACATGACGAACCTGGCAGCAAATATACTCATACCGCCGAAATTAATTCGCTCGTATCGTCCATAGTCCGCAAGTTGTCCATACATATAGTTGCCTCAAAAAATAAAAACAGAAACGATGGGAATCAACTAGTCGTAGTCATTCCTGGCTTAAGCAAACCCATTCCACTTTTTATTTTAATGAGAGCTCTTGGAATCATATCCGACAAAGATATTATTGAGACTTGCCTCCTTGATATGGATAAACACCGGTCTCTAGTGGAATACTTTATTCCGTCTATACAAGCGGCAAATGAAATATATACTCAGTCACTCGCAATTCAGTATCTCTCTCATATTTTGAACCCAAAGGAAGAAGTTATGATTGTTTTATGCGAATATTTCTTACCACACGTAGGCGACTCTAATCTGTTAAACAAAGCTTATTACCTTGGTTATATGGTTCTTAAAATACTTAAAGTGTTTTGTAAAATTGATAACCCTACCGACCTCGACAATTTTGCTTGTCGACGAGCACAAACCTCCGGAAATTTGTGCGCCAGCTTGTTCGAGACCCAATTTTTGCAGCAGACAAACGAAATACGTCTGAAAATACAAAGCAAGTATTACAATAATTTCATAAACTATGAAGGCGACACTTATATGAATTTGGTTGGAATAGATGATTTTGAGTCCAAGATGGTGGAAGATGGTATTTACTCTTTTTTCAAACGCGAGGACAATATTATAATGGAGGATTTAAATCGTTGTAGTTGGAATGCTTCCATGAGTCAGCTGCGCAAAATTAACTTGAATCCCGAAATCACCACGAAAACCTCCAAACTACTTCACAATTCTCAGTGGGGTCTAATAGACCCGGTCGACACCCCAAAGCACAATAAAATTGGGCTAAGTAAACAATTGGCAATGTCTACTCAAATTACTTTGGAACAACCCGTTGAGTCTGTTGTAAAATGGTTTGAAAAGTATATTGTACCTATATTACAGTCTTATCCTAGTTATTTGTATAAACTGAGCAAAGTATTTGTAAACGGAATATGGATCGGAGCCACCGATAATCCACTTAGTTTAATCAGTTTGTTTAAGCTGTATCGCCGAAATGGTATTATTCCGTATAGTCATAGCATTCGTTTTAATTATAAGGATAATGAAATTACAGTTTGTGCGGACGCCGGGAGACTTTTGAGACCTCTATTTTACATGGATAGGAATAAACTCAGTATTTATTACAACAACACCGTACGGGAAAAATTAACACAAGGTACCATCACATGGAATGAGATTTTGTGTGGGTTTATTGAGAAACCTGCCGACTTTGGGGGGGTAGGTTCAAAATTCTATGATTTGTCCGAAATTTATCCAAATATTGGTAAAACCGAGGTTTTAAAAGAGTTAAGCCTTAATAAAGCAGTAATTGAATATTTGGACACCTCAGAGTCTCAGTCTGCGTTAATTTCAATGGATTATCAGACATTACAACAAAGCAAATATTACACACATTTGGAGATACATCCTTCCTTAATGTTTGGCATCATGGGGAACCAGATTATTTACCCAGAACATAATCCAATTCAGTTGAATTCTCTCTCTTGTTCTCAAATGAAACAAGCCATTTCGGTTTACAATTCAAACTACCAATCAAGAATAGAAAACGCCAACGTTTTACATTATGGTCAAGTTCCACTTATTAAAACCCAGTATCTTGAACTAATAAATAATAATGAAGTTCCCTATGGTGTAAACGCACTGGTCGCTATTATGAGTTATACGGGATATAACTCGGCGAATGGCATATTGATAAATGAAGGGTCGGTTCAACGCGGAATGTTTTTAACAACGAACTTAACTCAATACGAATCCTATGAGAGAAACAATGCGACCCAAAATACCCATTTTTCCCAGTTTAAAGACGAATTTGACCCTAAGAATGCGAATTTCGACTATAGTCTGCTGGGTAAATCGGGCATAATAAAAGAAAACTCGCCAGTAAATGAGAAAACCGTTCTTATTGGTCGAATCAGCCGACTTATTAAAAAAGAAGACGTAACCTGCCTAGTAGATACATCGACTATTCCATTTAAGGGTCAATACGGTTACGTGGATAAAACCTATGTAAATGAGGGAAATGACGGAAGTAATATAGCCAAGGTCAGAGTCCGAGAAGAACGCATAATTAATCTGGGAGATGTTCTTGCGTCTAGAGGCGGCCAACGGGGTTCCATTGGACTAGTTGTTCCTGAAATGAACATGCCTTTTACTAGTGATGGAGTCCGACCCGACTTGATTATTAACCCAAATTCCATTTCCGAACAAATGTCCGTGGGCCAGATATTGGAATGCTTATTTGGAAAAGTATGTACTTCTTGCGGGAGTTATGGGGACGGGACTTCTTTGAGTAACATTGGATCCAACCGTGAGACTATGGGCAAGATATTAGTGGAACATAATTATCATAGCAGTGGAAACCAAGTATTGTATGACGGTCTTAGTGGAACTCAGATTGAAGCAGATGTTTTTATTGGTCCAACCTATTATATGAAATTAAAACATATGGTAAAGGATAAAACCCAAATTCAAAACAAAGGTTCCCGCGATTTGGCGTCTAATCAACCAATAAAGGGGTTAAAAATAAGAGAAGACGAAAGGGTAGCGATTCTCTCACACGGAATGACGTCATTCTTGAACGAGTCTTTTTTAAGTGACGAATTTTTCATGGCGGTTTGTAATAACACGGGAGCTATTGCGGTTTATAATAGCTCTAAAGACCAATTTTTTAGTCCACATGCGGATGGCCCAGTACAATTTACGGATAATGGAGTCAATAGTGGAGGAAGTTTGAGAAACATTAGTCGTTTTGGGAGGTCCTTTAGCTTAATTCGTGTCCCTTTTGCGTTTAAACAATTAATACAAGAACTACAAGTCCTAAATATTCAAATGAGAATTATTACAAGTGATAACGTGGACAAACTTATGTCTATGAACCAATGCGACAATCTTAAAAAATTAACACGAGTTAAAGGCCCAGACGATTTGAATACGGTTGTTGCTAGTTATTTGAAAGAGAGACAATTCATTGTTTCCAAACGGGGCAAACTCAAGCCCGAAGAACCCGTATTACTCAGCGAAACGAACAATAATAACAACGGAGTTCCTCTAGTCATTAGTTCATACCAAGAAGGAGTCAAAGTCATTCGAGAATTCTTGTCCAGAAACCCCGTTATGACGAATAAAATGGTACCCCCTATTTTAAGCGGATTCAATACAGAACAAAATGAAATGGTCCCTCAAACAAAAGGACCTTGGAACATGAACGAAGAGGCCGTGGATAAAACAATGAATTATATTTTTAATGTTTTATATTGCCATTGCTACTTATTATTAGTAAACACTGAAGGCATTCCCAAATTATATCAGCTGAAACCAACGGGTATTCCGGAATACTATAAAAAATTACTTACCCAACCCAACTCACACTTAAAACCCGAAGAATTACAAAAATTACAGGCGAGCGAGTTTAGAATGAATCAATGTGTGATTGAGTTAGTTGGTGGAAAGGAAGACATGGCGTTTAACAAGTACAATAAATGGTTAAATACGTTTATTAATATGGACAACAATACATCCAATATGCCTCCGGGTGTTTATATTCTAAATACATTGGACGCCGTTATTTTGCCTCAATACAATAAACTTCCGTGGACCATTTCGGTGGAGGAAAATAATGAACAATCTGATTATTTACCGATTTTGAGTGCTTCGGGAGCCAGAGGTTACCTGGATGTACCTATTCCTAATTATGATATTATTGTAAAGAGCCCGAGCGCAGGAAACACGGTTATTCCATGGGAACAAAAAATAGAAAAGGCGTTATTTCGAGGTACCTCCAGTGGTTGCGGTACTACAGCGGAAACAAATCCACGCATTAAACTTGCCATGATGATGATGGAACCGGATGCTTCCCAATTTCTTGACACGGGGCTCACGGTTATTTCAAAAGAAATAAAGTTTGACCCCAAGATTGGATTCGGGTCCACGGATTTACAACTGGAGACAAAATCCTTAGTAGAAAATCCAAGCACGTACAAATATATTATTCATATAGACGGAAATGTCGCGGATTATAGTATCCTGGACTCGATGGCGACTGGCTGCGTGGTATTGAAAGTGGAGGGAGAATTCTTATCATGGGTGGACCATTTGATGGAAGATGGAACCCACTATGTAGGTGTCAAAGGCGATTTATCGAATCTAATGGAAAAGATAAGTTGGTGTATGGAGAATGATGACGTTTGTAAGAAAATTGGCAATGAAGCACGACTGTTTGCGAGTCGGGTGGGACAAAAAGATTACGTGAATGACAGTTTCCTCAAGACTCTCTGGGCAACTTACAAAACCGTTTCTCAGCATTTGAATAATATTAGTATGCCGGCATCTCAAATACAGGAACAAAAACAAGAAGTAGGAGAACCTATAATGGAAGTCAATGAACATCCGGAAGTGTGGCAGAAACATTTATCTGAATCTCAAAATAAATATTACTGGATTAATAGTAAAACGCAAAATGTCGTGTGGGACAATCCGGAAGAGTGGACGAAAAATGTGAATCTGGAACAACCGCAATGGAGCAATGGTAAACTGGGTATTACTACGACATTAAACCCCGAAACATCCGACGTGATATATGATAACGCAAAGGCATCAGTGATTATTGTAAAGAAAAAAGAACATCCGGTTGATCCAATACTTGCGGTGGAAAAAGTGGAAACTAAAGAAGAAGATTCTGGAGAGAAGGAAAACAAAGACGAATCAGATACAAAATCACGTGTCATTCAAATGTAAACGAAAATAATATTTACCTTCTCTTTCGGCGGGTGGCTCTTCTCCTTTTGGAAGGTTTTTTGGTTCCTCGTCGCCGCTTCTTGTGGTGTTTTGAGGCAACGCCTATTCTTTTTTTATGCTTTCTTGTGCCTCCTCTAAATACTGAGCCCGTAAAAGGGTGACTATTCATCATTTTTACTTCGTCATTGACTAGTTGTAATTTAACATAATCACGACGTCCGGGATTCGGATTTTTCTTAAAATCCATACTCTTATTTCGGCCTGGAATATCTTGAAGGATTGCTTTAATCTCATCGTTGGTTAACTGTCCAGCGGCCGTCAAACTAAGTGGTACGGTAGATTGTACCGAGGTGTTTTCGAGTGCGAGCTGCTGGGTTTCGGAGGCTGTGTTTGTGAGCTGTAAGGATGTGGAGTTTTCCGTATTTTTTTTAGTTGTCAATGCTTTTTCTCTTTTTTCTAATTCCCAATTTTTTTCGGCGGCTATCACGTCGGCTTCCCGTTGTGCTGTATCGGCTCCCTGCCGTGTTGTATTACTTTTGCTGTTTGCTACATAGACTCGTGCATACCATGGAATTAAATAAGTGAGACCTATTAAAATAACCAACGCTGTTACTATCCCTACACCTCCACCGCCCACCACATACAAACCTAGATTCCCAAAATAACCCGCGTTGATTGCGGTATTTTTAATCAGTGTAGAACCCTCACTAACAACTGTATTATAACTTTGAAGTCCTTGGTCAACCGTGTGTATCATTCCTTCTGTTATGTTCATAAAAGTGCCATTTAGAAGTCTAATTACAATTTTCGCCTGTGGTGTGTCCGTAAGATTTCCAAAAGCCTCTGTCATTTGGGTTTCAAAACTTTTTCCGAAGGCTTTTTCGTTTACAAGGGCATCTAACTCGTAAGCATCTTTTAAATCCTTAACAGTTCTCGGCAACCAAGTATTGTGAAGACAATCTAAATCTTCCAAATTTAATTGCTTCGTTTTATTTTTATACAGTTCATAAAATTCTGGTTTAGTTAAAAAATCAAATCCGCGTGTTTTAATATCTTCTACAAAAGAATCATATCCTAGAGAACCTTTAACTATAGCTAATTTTTCAGAAACATCAATTATGAAGCCAGGTTTGTAATTTGATTCTGTTATCGGAAAACCTAAAAATTTGGTTCCAACTTGTGTGGCCAGTGAATTTAATGATTGTTTTGGTTGCCCAAGCTCATAGCCTTTTAGACCCGATATGTGAATAAGTTTTGCGTTAAGATTGTTTATTAAAACCTGTGTGTTATAAGTGTTGATTGGTCCTCCTGTAATGGTAAAAGTACATGTAATCCCTTTTTCTACCTTTGTTGAACGGCGACACGTAACTGATGCATGAAAATCCAATATATTATGTAAAATCCTCTTAAATACAATGAATGTTTTTTCACGGCTCTGACCTGATTGTATTTTTTGGGGTGGGGGCAGAACTGTTGCAACTGCCTTAGAATTAATCGGGTTATCTGTCCGTAGATTGGCATACTCTTTGTCAAAATATTTTTCTTGAGCCTTTGCACGTGTGGCGGCGTCGTTTGGAAGATTTTCTAAAACATATGTTTCTGAATTTGTGTCAAATACAGTATCGCCAGTTTTATAATCCATAACGGATGTAAATCTATGAGAAAAAAAGTCGTCTATTTTTGCAGCACTAGACGCCATATCATTATTATAAACATCTAGCCGCTCTTGCACTAAAACCGCAAGTTGGTCAGGATTTAGGTCCTGGTCGAAACAATTTCGCATATTTGTTGACCAAAACTCATGGTAAGTTGCTAAATTTCCGGCATCAATCATATCAGATATCTTATCAGCATACGATGTAAACTGAGACTTGTTAAAATCTACATCAAATGTTTTTGTTCTAAAGGACTTACAAAAGGCACTATTATCCTTATCAAGGTCCAAAAACTCTTCCATCATTTCGGCATCAGAGTATTGGCACCATTCCGGTTGGTCGACTGGTAAACCCTCATCGGACCAAATTGTTGTTGGTGTTGCTGAGTCGACCAAAGTCCTGCCGCTAAACAATAATAACAATAAGGGAATTATGATTCCCTTATTTTTGTCATCTCTTCTTTTTAAATTATCTCTTTTTAAATCATTAACCAAAATATTTGTAAATTTTACAGTTTGATAATTTGCGATATTCGATAATAGGGTTTCAGTTTTAATAACGTTAAATTCTTTTTTTATTTCATCGGGAACGTTGGGGTCTAATTCTATTTCTAAACACTCTATAGATTTTTTTACCTCTTCTTCGGATTTAGTACCCAAAAAGCTGAACAATCCTGTAAACAAATTAAGAAAATTATCGGTTGATGTTTGAGATTGGGCTTCGGTTTCTTGGCACGTTGGAATGTCTGATTTATCCATTTATATATATGTATATAAATAAAAAAAAATATATAATATATACAACTTATTAAAAATCATTATTTATGGTTTCAATTAAAATACACATAAAAATATTTTCCGTTTATAATTTAAAGCAGATTTAAAGAATGAGTAGTTTAGCTTTTTCCGTTTACAAATCCAGAAAAAATCTATTAGATTTAATGGCTCTGCAAAAATACAATGTCATGGATCACATTGGATGTAAATTTGAGGAAGTGAATTCAATGGTGAACAATGACCAATTAGATATGCTTCTCAAGAAAGACGAAGTTCACCCAGAGACTGGAAAGCAGCCACAAATTTATATACGCTACCACTTAGGTAAAATAAATAAGGAAAAGATTCGCCAACTGACAGATGATTTATTTAACCTGGAAAGTATGTTGGACAAAAGAACCGATACGGTTTACATTGTCACCAAAGAAGACATCAACGAATCCTTGACAAATGAGCTCATCCACATTTGGAATACAGACAAAATATTTGTCGTTCTTCAGAGTATCAAGAGGCTTCAATTTAACATTTTGGACTCTGTGTATGTGCCAAAACACGTAGTGATTGAAGACGACCACTTATTGGTTGATATCATGCGAAAGTACAACATTACTGAGATGAATCAATTCCCAGAAATATCTCGGTTCGACCCAGTCTCTCAAGTAATTGGAATAAAGCCTGGCCAGGTATGTGAAATTGACCGACCAAGTAAGACGGCGATTATTTCAAAATATTATAGGTTGTGTGTGTAATAAAAATGCAATAAAATATATAGAAAAGTAAATATA